AAATAATAATCCACAGGTAGCAGAAGCTTTACATCAAGACCTAGAATACGAAAATCTATTTAAGATTTTTACCGGCAACAAAAAACCACAACAATTACATAGTGGATTTGGCCGAGGTGTTCAAATGGGTCTTAAAATGTCACAACAAGTTAAAAGAATAGGTTGTTCTAATCTTAAAACTTTAATTGAAGGTGACAAATTAATTGTTAATGACTTTGATACTATATCAGAATTAACAACTTTTGTTGCAAAGAAAACATCTTTTGCTGCTGAAGATGATGCAAATGACGATTTAGTAATGACTTTGGTAATATTTTCTTGGATAGCTACTCAAAAATATTTCAAAGAAATTGTAAATCATGATTTAAGAAAGCAAATTCAACTTGAGAATATGAATCAAGTTGATGAAGAAACTTTACCCGAACCTATCATTGAAGATGGTTTAGAACACGAATTTGAGATAATTGATGGTGATGTTTGGGAAAAAGCAGGTTCAGGCGAAATATATGCCAATTTTATCAAAGAAACCATTAGAAAACTGTAAACACAGTATTTCATAAATATTGTTATGGTATTTTAACTGCCAAGATACAATCAATAATTTAAGGAGAAAAACATGGCATTTCAATTGTCTCCAGGCGTTCTTGTAAGTGAAGTCGACCTAACCACGGTCGTGCCTTCAGTTTCAACTACAGCCGGTGCTTTTGCTGGAGAGTTTGTTTGGGGTCCAGTCAATAAGCGATATCTAGTTCCAGACGAAGTTACATTAAATAATAAATTTGGTTCTCCAGATTCCAATACTTACGTTTCATTTTTAACAGCTGCTTCATTCTTAGCATATGGTAATACATTATGGAATGTTAGAACAGCTAATAACACATCATATAATGCTGATGCAAATACATCAGGTACAAATATTCAAATTGCAAACGAAGACGTATTTCAAGCTTTAGGTTACATTTTTGGAACAGCTGGTAATGCATATGGTGCATTTATGGCTCGTTATCCAGGTGCTTATGGTAATTCATTAACTGTTACTATTGCTGATGCAGGTAACTGGAGTTATGTAAATACTGCATTCCAAGGTCTTGTAAACGGTGCTCCTGGCACTTCTGTTCAAGCTGCAGCTGCTGGTTCTGCTAACGATGAAGTTCATATTCTTGTTACAGATACAGGTGGTCTATTCTCAGGTACAAAAGGTACCGTATTAGAAGTATGGCCATATCTATCAAAAGGTTCTGATGCTATAGACCCTAATGGTAACTCTGCTTATTGGAAACAATCACTATTCAATAACTCACAATATATTTACGGTGTTGATGCTCCTCAATATGCAATTACTAGTTCAACATGGGGTAAAACATTAGCTTCTAATACAAGTTTTGCAGTATTATCAACAAATACAACATTTGCTTTATCTGGCGGTACATACGCTGCAGCAAATGACGCTGATAAAATTAATGGTTACGGTTTATTTGCAAGCGCTGATGATGTAGATATTTCATTAGTTATTACTGGCGGTCACGATGCAACTGTTCAACAATATGCTATCGAAAATATTGCTGGTACTCGTTTAGATTGCGTAGCATTTGTTTCACCACCATTATCTGCTGTTCTTAATACTCCAGGTAACGAAGTAACTAATATCACTTCATGGTACAATTCATTATCAATTCCTGCTCAATACGGTTCATATGCAGTTGCTGATTCTGGTTGGAAATATATGTTTGACAAATACAACAACACATATCGCTGGGTTCCATTAAATGGTGACATCGCTGGTCTCTGTGTATATACAGATACAGTTCGTGATCCATGGTGGTCTCCTGCTGGTTTAAATCGTGGTGGTTTAAAGAACGTAGTTAGACTTGCTTGGAACCCAAATAAAACATATCGTGATGCTCTTTACTCAATTAGCATTAATCCAGTAGTTTCATTACCTGGTAACGGTACTGTGTTATATGGTGATAAAACTTTAACTTCTAAGCCTTCTGCATTTGATAGAATTAATGTTCGTAGATTGTTTATTACGCTTGAGAAAGCAATTGCTAAAGCTTCACAATACTCTCTATTTGAATTCAATGATGAATTTACAAGAGCTCAATTTGTTGCTTTAGTAACTCCATACTTGCGTGATGTTCAAGGTCGCCGTGGTATTACTGACTTTAGAGTTGTTTGTGATACTACAAATAACACACCACAAGTTATTGATTCTAACCAGTTTGTTGGTGACATTTATATCAAACCTGCTCGTTCAATTAACTTTATCCAATTGAACTTTGTAGCAGTAAGAACTGGCGTAGACTTCACAGAAGTTGTAGGTACGTTCTAATAAATAACACAACAGATATAGGAGAAAAAAATGGCATTTAACGTAGCAGAATTTAGATCCAATTTAATTGGAGACGGTGCCCGTCCTAATCTATTTTCAGTATCTATGGCTTTTCCATTCATAGCTGCAAACTCTGGAGCTGCATCATCTAAATTGACTTTCTTGGCAAAAACAGCACAATTGCCTGGATCAACAATAGGTACAGTTCCTTTGTTTTACTTTGGTCGTGAATTAAAGTTTGCTGGAAATAGAACATTTACGGATTGGACATTACAAATCATTAATGACGAAAATTTTACTATTCGTAACTCATTAGAAAGTTGGATGAACAGTATTAATAGCAACGCTGGCAATCTTCGTAACGCAGCTGCTTTTAATCCTTCTGGTTATACAACAGATGCAATAGTTACACAATATGGTAAAACTGGCGATAACATTAAAGATTACTTGTTCGTTGGAATGTTTCCTGTTGATATTGCTCCAATTGATTTAGATTGGGGTTCAAATGATACAATTGAAGAATATTCAGTTACATTTGCTTATCAATATTGGGAATCCAATACAACTAGTTAATGATATATATTACATGGGGAGAACATTTGTTCTCCTCATTATGTTTTTTTGAATTGAGGAAGATACTATGAAAATAACTTACATCCACCATAGCCTATATACAATGGCGGGTTTTAACAAACCTTTCAACCGTATCCCTTTTGTTAATGAAAATTGTGAGGTTCTATAATGGCAAATAATAATAAATTCAGCTTGTTTGGTTTTACCATCTCTCGCCAACAAAGCGAAGATGAACAAAAAGATCAGCAATCTTTTACACCGCCTACAAATGATGACGGTGCCTTAACAATAACTTCAGCTGCATACTACGGTACATATGTTGACCTAGACGGTACTGCAAAAAATGAAGTAGAGTTAATCTCTCGATATCGTGAAATGGCATCAGCCATTGATGATGTTATCAACGAAGCTATCACACAAGATGATGATGGCAAAAATATTAAAATTGTTTTAGATGCTTTAAATCAACCAGATAAAATTAAAGATGCTATCAAAGCAGAGTTTAATACAATCATTAGATTATTAAACTATAATAACATGGCACAAGATATCTTCCGTAGATATTATATTGATGGTAAAATTTATTACCACATGATTATCGATAGAGAAAATCCTGTTGCTGGTATTAAAGAATTACGATACATTGACCCAAGAAAACTCCGTAAAGTAAGAGAAATCAAAAAGAAAAAAGATGAACGCACAGGCGTTGATGTAATGAACGTGGTCAATGAATATTACATCTTTAATGATAAAGTAACATCTGGCTCTTCCTCTAATTTTGGACCTGTTGGAGTGCGAATAACAACTGATTCTATTATATCAGTCGTTTCTGGTCTAATGGATTCACGCCGTGCTGTGGTATTATCATATCTACACAAAGCAATTAAACCACTCAATCAATTGCGAATGATTGAAGATGCAACAGTTATCTATCGTATCTCAAGAGCACCTGAAAGACGTATATTCTACATTGACGTTGGTAATTTACCAAAATTAAAAGCAGAACAATATCTCCGTGATATTATGGTCAAATACAAAAACAAACTTGTATATGATGCTAATACTGGTGAAGTTCGTGATGACCGTAAATTCTTATCAATGATGGAAGACTTTTGGTTACCTCGTAGAGAAGGTGGCAAAGGCACAGAAATCGCAACATTACCGGGCGGTCAAAATCTTGGCGAATTAGAAGATGTCAAATACTTTGAAAAGAAACTTTATAAAGCTCTTAATGTTCCAGTATCAAGATTAGACCCAAATCAATCTGGTTTCTCTTTAGGTAGAACATCAGAAGTAACTCGTGACGAATTAAAGTTTGCTAAATTTGTTGATAGATTGAGAAACAAATTCTCTGATTTATTTGACCAAGCTTTAAGAGTTCAATGTGTTCTTAAAGGTATTTGCACAGATGACGAATGGAAAGAATTCAAAGAACATATTTTTTATGACTTTATTAAAGACAATAACTTCTCTGAATTAAAAGATGCTGAATTAGTAAGAGAAAGATTATCATTACTTTCTAATGTTGATCCATATACAGGTAGATATTTCTCACAAGCATGGATTCAAAGAAATGTATTACGCATGACTGATGATGAAATTGTAGAAATGCAAAAAGAAATGGATGAAGAAAAAGAAGCAGGTCTTGGATTACCAGTTGGTGTCACAAGTAATGTAGCACAACAAGCGATGATGAACCAATTACCTGATGCTGGTGAAGCTGATGATGATTCAGAAATTGAAGAGCATTCATCTACATTACATAGACTGAAAAAAATATTATAAATATTATAACCTATAACTTGGAGATATAAAATGGCAGATACAAGAAACATAATTGATTACGCAATGGATGACAATGGTGTAGAATTTAGAAATGCACTATACGCTTCGATTCATGACAAAGTAAATGCACACATTGAAGCTAAAAAACAAGAAGTTGCACAAAATTTAATTGCACAACCAGATGATGTTGATGCAGAAGTAGAACAAGAATTTAACAATACGCCAGAGGATAATTCTGTTGAAAACTCTTAAAGATTTCTTATCTTCACAACCACAACCAGAACAGGTTGAAGAAGTTGTGTTGCCTGAGGAATTAGAAGTTACAGATGAGCCTTTGTTTGAGGAAGATGGTAAATCACACAGCCAGAATCACCATCATCCAGCTGACCCACCAGCTGTTTTAATTATGCGTAGGAAATACATTAGACAGTTTCCAAATAATCAACGTGTAGCTATGTATTACGTTGATAAGATTAATAAATATGTAACGGTGCCTTATACTGCTATGCAATGGACATCTGAAACTGCTGAAGAAGAGACCGAATATGCTGGCAATTACATTGAAGAAGATGTAATTCATCATTTAAAAAGTATTGTTGATGGACATACTGCAAAACCATACAAGTTTGCAGATGGTAAAACAATGAAAATTGATGCTCAAACAGCTAATGTAGTATTAAAAGTTCATAATGCTTTAAACGCTGAAAATAAGAAAAAAGTTTCTGATATGGCACATAAAAGTAAACAACATTTTGGCAAGGTCGTTGATTTTGCTTTTAAACATTTAAAATAGGATAAAAAATGGCAAACAAATATACTTATCAAGTTTTGAGAGATACGACAACTGATGCTGTTATTAAATTAACAGGCATTTTTGATGGCTCAAGTCAAGAAGCAAACAACGCTCGTATTACTGCAAATTCTCTATCAAACGCTTTAGCAACAAACGGTTATTTGGTTGCTAATTCACAAGGCGGTGCATCTAATACTGCATTTGCTTATTATGATTTGCAACTTACTGGTTTAAAATATTATGTCAATATGCCAGTAACATCAACATCTGCAAACTCACAAGGCTCAGTTGAAATATTTTGGAATGGTTATGGTGCAACACCAGCTGCACAATATGCTAACTCTGCTACTATTTTCCATCTAAATGGTGATGGAGAATTTGGTTTAGGTGAACAAATTCCAGCTATAACAAATAATGCTAATAATGTATTATACATGCCTAATATCACAACAGCTAATACAGCAAATGGTGACATTGGTGTTTATACACAAGGCGCTGCAGCTAATTGCTCTTATACATTAATTATTGCTGTTCGTAAGAATAATGCTGTGTACCAACGTGGTCAACTCAACGACCCAGCAGCATTCAACTATGGTCAATATTCATTGAAACCATAATGAAGGAGTTTATTGCTAATCTAATATCAAATAATGCATTAGATGCTAGAAAAGTATTAGATGAAAAAATTAAAAACTTGGTTAATGAAAAAATTAACCAAGTTAAACTTCGTATTGCAGCGGAGATGTATGAAGATGTAGATGTAGATGTAGATTTTATTGAAGAACCTTTAGATGAGGCTATAAGAAATGTAACAAAGATGGGCCGAACAAAGATTATTCGTGTTCGTGTTCGTAAAGGTAAGGTTCAACGCCGAAAGAAATTATCGGCAGTTAAGGGTTACACACTTCGTGGCGGTAGATTAGTTAGAATGTCCGCTATAGAAAGAAGACATCGAAAGATGGGTGCAAGGCGAGCTAAATTTAAACGTCGTGCTAAGATGTCACAATCATTAAGAAAAAGAAGAATGTCGTTAAGAAAACGCCACTCTTTAGGTTTATAAAGGAGAAATCAGGTGAAACTGATTAAAGAAATTACAGAAACGGTAAATTATTTAACCGAAGATAAAAACGGTAAAAAAGAACTTTTTATTGAAGGTCCTTTCTTGGTTGCTGAGAAAAAGAATCGCAACGGCCGTTTATACGAATATAACACGATGAAAAAAGAAGTTCATCGTTACACAGAAGAATACATTAACAAACATCGTGCTTTTGGTGAATTAGGTCATCCTGATACACCTACAATTAATTTAGACCGTGTTTCACATATGATTACAAGTTTAAGTGAAGATGGTACACAATGGATTGGTAAAGCAAAAATTTTAGATACACCTATGGGCAATATTGCACGAAGTCTAATTGAAGGCGGAGCTCAACTAGGTGTTTCTTCACGAGGCATGGGTTCATTGAAGAACGTAAACGGAGTTAATGTTGTTCAACCCGATTTTTATCTAGCCACAGCGGCAGATATTGTAGCAGACCCTTCCGCACCTGGTGCTTTTGTACAAGGTATCATGGAAGGTAAAGAATGGATGTTAGTCAATGGTGTTTGGACTGAACAGGATCACTCAAAAGCGATACAACAAATTCGCAAAGCTTCACGTAGAGAGATTGAAGAAGTTAGTCTACACATATTTGAAAACTTCATGAAAAAACTTTAAATATAAATATATCCAATAAATCAAGGAGATTTTCAAAATGGGAAAATTTAATCTGTCCGAAGCCGCTAAAGCAATCTTGGCTGAAGGTTCAAAAGAAACGTTTGACGCAAACATTGCCAAGAAAAAAGGCGAGCGTGGCGAAGATCATCATCCAAAAGGTGAAGTTGGTGAAGATCGTTTGCCAACATCTACCGTTACAGGTCAACAAGACGTAGGTGACATTGGTCACTCACCAGAAGAAGAAACAGATGCATTGCCAGATTACACAAAAGGCACACCATCAGCAACTCCTCCAGGTGCTACTCCTCCAGTTGGTTCCGAAAAAGACGGTGTAGGTATTCGTACACTCAAAAGTCAACCACAAGAAACTATGGGTCGTGCTGATCTTAAAGTTGCTCACCAAGAACCTGCTACACATATGGACGCTATTCGTGACCGTATTGCTGGTAAAAAACCAAAGCAAACTATGTCTATGAACCCAGGTGCTACATTCCAATCATACCATGAAGAAGAAACAGAACTTGAAGGCAATTTGGTATCTGAAGAAGAACACGAAGATGCAGCTGAAGATAAAAAACTTATCAAGAAAATGATTAACAAAGCAAAGATCAA